GTATTCCGGAACCTCAAGGCGTGTGCTACGGCAAAGCCACAGAAGCCGATTCCTGGGGAGCGGTATTTTGCCGGACTAGATCTGGCGCGGCTTGTCGATTTCTCGGTCCTGACAATCTTGAACTCAAAGGGCCAGGAAGTCTTCATGGATCGGTTCCAGCACATGGAATGGCAAGTCCAGAGAAGCCGGATTGTTAAGAGCATTAAGGCCTATAACAACGCCGAGGTGCTTATCGATTCAACAGCCCACGACTCCGTTGAGGAAGACTTGAGAAAAGCGGGGCTCCGTACAGAGGGATTTAAGTTCACAAACGAGAGTAAGAACCAGCTTATAAACTCCCTTATGATCTCACTTGAGAAGGGGGATATAAAGATATTTGACGACTCGACTCCGGAGGGCAAGGTTCAGATGGGAGAGATGCAAATCTTTGAATACGAGATAACTAAGACCGGCCTTGTCCGGTTCGGCGCTCCCCCCGGATTCCATGATGATACTGTGATTGGCCTGGCATTGGCAGACTATAAACGCAAGAACCGGGGAGTGATCCCAAGGGTATGGTGACATGAGATTATTCAACCTCAGAAAAAAGGCCGTGCGAACATATTCGTCTGTAACCGAGTCCGGGCTGCCACAGGCAACCTGGACGGGGATCGATCCTTCGCTGTTGTCAAAGGCCGGGTATCAGAAGTGCATGGCGGTCTATGCGTGTGTCAATCTTGTCTCACAGACCGCAAGCCAGCTTGATTGGATCTTACAGAAAAGGCCCAGAGACAGCCGCGGCCAGATTGAAGAGATGGGGCAGGACCATGAACTCATGAAGCTCCTTGCCCGCCCGAATCCGAAGCAGGGGAAGGTGGCGTTTTTCGAGAATATGTCCGGGTTTATCCTCCTGGCCGGCAATAGTTATATCCATAAAGCCGGACCGGATACGGGGGCGAACCGTGGAAAAGCAAGGGAGTTAAGGTTACTCTTTCCGTCGCTGGTAGAGATCGTTCCCGGCACAAGGGAAAACCCGATCAAGGAATACAAGTACAACATCAGCTACAGTAAGCCGGACCATTACAGGCCGGAGGATGTGCTGCATACAAAGCTTTTCCATCCGAATGATGAATGGTATGGCCTGAGTCCCCTGGAGGTTGCTGCTCGAGGGATCGACGTATCCAACATGATTGAGGAATGGAATATGCGCCTCCTGAAGAATGATTGCCGGCTGCCGGGGATGTGGAAGGTGACTGGCTATAATTTTGAAGGCACGGAGAAGAAAGACTTTGAAATAGAGCTGGCTGAGAAGTTTCACGGATACAAAAACGCGGGGCGTTCACCGGTAATAGAGGGAGACGTGGAGTGGAAGGATTTGGCCGTATCGCCCAAGGATATGGATTGGCTGTCGCTGGACAAGACGACCATCCGCAAAATCTGCTCTATTTACAACGTGGCCCCGGAGCTTATCGGGGATGCTGATAATAAAACCTACAGCAATTATCAGGAGGCGCGGAAGGCCCTTTATATGGAGGCGATTATTCCGCTTGCCAACCTCGTCCGGGATGAGCTTAATTACTGGCTGGTTCCACAGTTCGGGGAAAGACTCTACCTGGACTATGACAGAGATAAGATAGACGCGCTCAAAGAGAACAGGGAAACGCTGTTTTCCTACGTCAAGATGGCTGACTGGTTATCTGACAATGAGAAACGGGAACTTACCGGATATGACAATATCGGGCCGGAGGGGGATGTGATTTGGAAGCCGATCAATCTCATTTCAGCATCGACCGCGCCGAAAGAACCGAAGAAATCAGCCGGGTTATTGACAAAGGCCAACAAAGGCCATTGGAACACACCAGAACGCAAGCGTGCGCTCTGGGATAACTTTATGCTCCTGCTCCGGGCCAAGGAGAAGGCGATCGAACCACTGGCTGAGTCTTTCCTTAAGGAACAGACGAAACGTGTCTCAGATGCGCTCTCGGGGCTTAGTTCACTAGCCCAGGTGAAGCCTGACAAAGTTCTCAAGGTAAAGGATGAGGCGAGTAAATACCATGAGAAGACAAGGGGTTGGTATGCGGACGCCTTCATTACAGCCGGAGAGTCCGGGATGGTTATCTCCAAGGGTGAACTTTACGTCCTGGAATCCAAGGCTTTAAACCTGTTCGATCTGACTCCGGAGCTTGAGGCTCAATTAAAGGCTCTGATATTTGACTCTGGAATAAAGATCAGCGAGACGACGCTGGAGAAGATATATGCCATGCTCAAGATGGCGGAACTTGAGGACTGGACCATCAAGGAGTTTACAAAGAACTTGTTGGAGAAGTTGCCGGAGCTTACGCCTGTTCGGGCCAAGACCATAGCGGATACCGAGACGCATACGGTTGAGAATTGGGGGACAAACGAGGGATATAAGCAGAGCGAGTTTATAAAGCGGCGCGGCTGGCTGTCGGCGTTTCTTGCCACGACAAGGGCCGCCCATGCTGCCGCCGATGCCAAGTATTCAGATAATCCAATCCCACTGGATCAGCCGTTTAACGTGGGGGGGGAAAAGCTCATGTATCCCGGCGACAGGACGAATGGATCGGCCGGAAACACCGTAAACTGCAAGTGCAGCACATATCCTGACGTTGGGGGAGACGAGGAATGATGGAGGATAAGATGGAAACTAAATCATTTGGATTCAAGCTCGATAAAGCATTGACAGAGGAGGGGGAGTTTTCGGGTTATCTATCGGTCTTTAACGTGGAAGATTCCTGGGGTGACATGGTAATGCCTGGAGCCTTCAAGAAGACCCTCAAGGAGAATGACCGCTTTCCGCTCCTCAATATGCACAATATGGAGGAAATCCTTGGGGACTTCGAGGCAGAGGAAGACAAGAAGGGGTTGTATATCAACGCCGCTCTTGAGTTGGGGATAGCTAAAGCCAAAGAGAAATACCTGCTCCTGAAAAAGAAAATCCTCAAGGGGCTGTCTATTGGGTTTAAAACCATAAAAGATAAATGGGAAGACAAGATCCGCCAACTCCTGGAGGTTCAACTCTGGGAGGGATCACTTGTAACCTATGGGGCAAATCCCGAGGCTCTTGTTGATGCGGTAAAAATCCAGGGGGGACCGGAAGAAATATTAAGAATCATTGACATCCTCAAGGGCAGGAAGACACTTTCCGCCGAACATCGGGGGATTATCACAAAAGCTAGAGATGAAATAAACGCACTCATCGAATCCAACGAGCCGCCAGAAGGCACTCGGAAGGATACGCTGAGCCCATACGCCTCAATCATCGAGGGATTAGAGGCTATGAAAAACAAGCCGCGCGTGCACTTGTTTGGGAGGACGATAGAGACCCTCGAACAAAATCTATAAAGGAGAATTTATATGGACTTAACAGCAGAAGAAAAAAAGGCTTTGCAAGATGAAATCATCGAAAAAGCCAAGGCCCAACTCGCAGCCGAAGCCAAAGCGGATATTGAAAAGATCACCAAGCTCATCACAGACGAACGGAAAGCCCACGAGGAAATGCTGAAAGGCAAACTCACGGCTGCCGATTTCAAGACATACGAGGAAAAGAGCCAGGCTGCAGAGAAGGCCGTTCAGGATCGTATTGACGCAATCGAAACGAAAATGAACCGGCCCGGGATCGGTGACACTGAGGACAAGAGCGGAAAACCGGGCGCAAAGGAATACAAGGCCGCGTTTTTCAATTTCTTCCGAACCGGGAAATTCGAACTCAACGAAGCCGCTCAGAAGTATTATACCGAGCGGAAAGCGCTGGTCTCAGACACAACCGGACAGATCCTTATCCCGGAGGAAGTGGAATCGGAAATCTATCGGGCGCTCCCCAATCTCAACAAGATCAGAAAGTACGCCTATGTCCGCCCGATTACTACCGACAGAATCCGAAGACGGAGCCTGACCGAAGTCTCGATGTCGTGGGGCAAGCTTGAACTCGGAAAAGAACCCATTGAGACAACCGTTGTGCCATCTGAAACCTGGCAGTATGTTGAGGATCTCAATGGTCTGACCAAGATCGGAAAAGACGAGCTGGCAGATACGGACGCTGGGATTGAAGCACTAATCGCGGACAGTTTCGCCAGAGCCAGAGCGGATACCGAAGAGACGGCTTTTATCAACGGAACGGGACACATCTACGAACAGCCCGAAGGTATTTTACTTGGAACCACAGTCACCCGAGTGACAACGGCAGCCGCGGATGCTATCGCTTCCGACGATGTGTTGAATCTGATCTATGCGGTGCCCGAACAGTACCGGGAAAGGGGCGTTCTATTCTTCCCCTCAACCACAATCCTGGCACTCAGAAAGCTAAAGGATGCCGTCAGTGGTCAGTACATGTGGCAGCCCTCACTCCAGGCCGGTCAGCCCGCCTCATTTGCTGGTTATCCGGTTGAGTCTCAGAGAAGCATCCCAGCCATCGGTTCTTCGGGTTCTTGTGACATCGGAATTTTCGGTGACCTGAATGCCGGATACCGGATTCTTGACCGCCAGGGAATGACCATGCAGAGGCTGCTTGAATTATATGCGACCGCTGGATTGGTTGGATTCCTGGCTGGCTCTCGGGTTGGCGGCGGCGTTATTCGCGCGGATGCAATCCGTATTCTCCAGGAACACGCGTGAGGAGGATGAAATGAGTGGAAAAAATTTAACAAGCTATGATGACAGACGAGGGAATGATGTCTCTATCATCGGTGGAGAACTGAGAACCGGAAACATGCTGGCTGCTGGAGCAGAACAGGACATCGATGAGCAAAGCA